TGATGCTTGAGCAAACCAGAGGTTTGAAAGGCAAATGGGAAAGAACAGGACTACTTGAAGGAGTAGGTTCTGAAACTACAAAGCATGGTATGGCAGTAATGTTAGAAAACCAAGCAAAGCAATTATTAGACGAGGCTACAAGAACAGGTACAAACTCTGGTTCAGAGGAGTGGGCTGGTGTAGCTCTACCTTTGGTAAGAAGAATCTTCGGTTCTATTGCAGCGAAAGAATTCGTTTCAGTTCAACCAATGAACTTACCTTCAGGTCTTATCTTCTACATGGATTTCAAATATGGTACTAACCCAGCAGGTAATCCAAACTTTACAGGTTCTTCATTATTCGGTAATGGTGGTGTTTTCGGTAAAGATTCATTATCTCCAGCTGGTAACAAATTAGGTTCAACTCAAGCAGCTGAAGGTGGTTTGTATGGTGCAGGTAGATTCGGATATACAATCAATAACCAATCTGCAGCATTTGTAGCTACTATGTCTACTGCTTCTTTGGGTGATGCATCGTATGATTTGACTAACACTACTCTTTCAGCATCTTATGCAGCTACTAGCTTGAAGAAATTCACAATAGATATTTCTACAATCACATCATCTGCAGATTTAAATGGTTTTAGAGCGTTCGAATTAACTTCATTGACTGGTTCTATAACATTCTTCCCGCATCTTACAGTTAAATCTGGTGCAAATTTAGTATTCATTGGAGCTCCTGTTTCAGGATTTACTAATGATAACTCAATTGAATGTTCTTTAGCTTACCACGTACAACCTACTGATATCTCTCGTGGAGATTTCGAAGATAGAGGTACTGATTTGGCTATTCCAGAAATTGAATTGGAATTGAAATCAGAGCCTATCGTTGCTAAAACACGTAAGTTGAAAGCAATTTGGACTCCTGAATTGGCGCAAGATTTGAACGCATATCACTCTGTAGATGCAGAAGCTGAATTAACTCAAATGTTATCTGAATATATCTCTTTGGAGATTGATTTGGAAATCCTTGAGATGTTGCAGCAGAACGCATTCACAACTGAATATTGGTCAGCAAAAGTTGGATATGATTGGAATGGTGCTGGTTTCTCAATTGATTCTAACGCAGCAGCGGCTTCTGCTTATCAGAAGAACACTTGGTTCCAAACTTTGGGTATCAAATTACAAAAAGTATCTAACAAAATTCACCAATTGACTATGAGAGGTGGAGCAAACTTCGTTGTTGTTTCTCCAAACGTAGCTACAATTTTGGAATCTATGAACGGATTCTCTGCTAACCCAGGTAAAGATGCGTTAACTTTCGCAGCAGGTGTAACTAACATCGGACAAATCTCTAACAGATACGATGTTTACAAAAACCCTTACATGACTGAAAACGTAATCTTGTTAGGTTTCAAAGGTTCTAACTTCTTCGAGACTGGAGCAGTTTACGCACCGTATGTACCATTGATTATGACTCCTTTAGTGTACGACCCAACCAACTTTACTCCACGTAGAGGTGTTATGACTCGTTACGCAAAGAAAATCGTAAGACCAGAATTCTATGGTAAAGTTTTAGTTGACGGTTTAGATACTCTTTAATATTTAGAGTTTTTAAATAAAAATTGAGGGAATATTATTGTTCCCTCTTTTTTTTATATTTATATGAGTAATCATTTAATAACTAAAAAACATAAAACAAATGGCATACCCAGAAGAAAGATATTCAATAACGGAAACTGCAAAAGATTTACCAACATATACGGTAGAAAGTACGGACAAAATTTTAGCTAGACAAGCAGATGGTAAATTAGGATATATATTAGTATCCGATTTACAAGTAACATTGGATGGTGATGGGCTGGCAACCGATGCCTCTGTTACCTCATTGAGTGGTAGTATTGCAACTAAAATGGCAAATACTTCATTTGGATATGTTACTGGTAGTTTTGCAAATGATGGTGCTGCAGCATCGGCTGGCGTTCCAGTTGGTGGATTGTATCACACTGCAGGTACGGTTAAAGTTAGATTAACATAGTTTTAATTTTATTAAAAATGAAAAAGAGATGATAGAAATGTTATCTCTTTTTTTATTCTTATATTTATAGTAGTAAACCTATAAATTTTAAGAAATGTCTATAAACACATATTGGTCTGGCTCAACGGCATCCGCATTTTTATCGGCATCTGCATCTGCGGAAGCAACTCCGTTTGGATTATATGATTCGGATTCCGAATTTAGAAGTGATGCTCCAAAAACGGCAGTTTGGGTTGCAAAGAGATTGGGGTATCCTATTGTAAATATTGAATTAGATAACCAACAAATATGGGCCTGTTTTGAAGAATCCGTTTCGGAATATTCTGCACAAATAAATCAATTCAATCTTCGTAATAATCTTGATATTCTAAAAGGACAGCCAAAAGGTAAGGTTTCAAATTATTCACAAACACTTGTAGAAGGTTCATATTTACCAACAACAGTTCGTATGTCCCAACAATATGGTACATTAGCAGGAGTAGGTGGTTCAACTTCAATTAAAAAAGCATATATCAATTTAACTGCTGGACAACAGAAATACAACATAATGAGTTCATCTGTTGATGTGGAAACATCTGCATCGTTTTCTACACTATTTACAGGAAGTTCAACGGTGGATGTAACTAGAGTGTATCACGAAGCAACTCCTGCTATTGCACGATTCTTTGACCCATATTCAGTAGGAGCACAAGGTACTTTAAATTTAATAAGTGAATTAGGATTTGGAAACTTTTCACCTGCTGCACAATTCTTAATGATGCCTATTTACGAAGATGTGTTAAGAATGCAACAAATTGAATTAAATGACCATATTCGTAAATCGGCTCACACATTTAATATAGTAGATAATAAATTAGAAATATTTCCTGTACCTACCGATGGAACTGTTAGTAGAGTTTATTTTGAATACATAAGTAGAGATGAATTTGAACATGATTCTCAAACTGTTCAAGCAGATTCACTTTCGGATTATTCAGATATTCCGTATGATTTTATTCAATACTCAAATATAAACGATGTTGGTAAACAATGGATTAGAAAATATACATTAGCACTTTCAAAAGAATTATTAGGAGCAATTAGAGAGAAATACTCAAATGTTCCGATACCTGATGGTGAAGTATCACTGGATGGAGCAGCATTGAGAGCAGAAGCACAAGTGGAGAAGGATATGTTGATAACTCAATTAAGAGAAAATTTGGAAGAATTGAGTAGAAAAAATGTGATGGAAAATAAAGCACACGAATCAACTCATCAGCAAGAAATGTTGAGAAAAGTTCCACTTAAAATATATGTAGGATAATATGCCAAAGTTTTTATTAGGTAGAGATATTGATTTTTTCAAAAGTATAGCCAGAGAATTGGTTGATACTGTTATAGAAAATACTGTCGTTTTATACAAAATAAATTTAAATGAAACAAAGGTAAATATCTATGGTGAATCATTAAATAAAACTTGGCATACAGGCGTAGAACTATACGCATTAATTGATAAAGAACCTGAATCGGCTCTATACGAAGGATTTGGTCCAGATACAAATCAAGATATAACATTTAAATTTGATAGAGGATTATTAGAAGAACGAAATATACATCCTGAAATAGGTGATGTTGTTTATTTTGATAATCAGTATTATGAAATAGGTAATATGAATGAAGTACAATTTATTGGTGGTTTACCTGCTAATACTTATAGTATAGTATGTTTTGCATTTTTAGTAAGTAAATCTAATCTTAATATTGAAAAGAGAATAACATAAAAATATGTCTACAAATCCATTAAGAAAACAGGAGAGAATTCTTCAAACTAAAAAGGAAAAAGGAGAATTAAGACAATCGGTATCTTTATTTGATATTGATTATGCTATGATGTCTTATTTGGAAGATACGGTATTACCTACATTAGATGATAATGGCAAAGCTTTAAAAATACCTGTCATATATGGAAACTCCGAACGATGGAATGGAGCAAGAAGACAGGGAGTTTACAGAGATGCAAATGGTAAACTTCAATTACCGATTATGATGATTCGTAGAACATCTATTGCTAAAGATGATGCAATGCCAATGCAAAATCGGCATGTAACATATCAGGGTATTACAAAATATTCAAAAGATAATAGATACGATAGGTTTACACTATTGGGAAATAATTCTCAACCAAAATACGAAATATATAAAATTCAGATGCCAGAATATGTAGAATTAAGCTATGAGTGCATGGTTTGGACTTCTTACATAGAACATTTAAATTCAGTAATAGAACAATTACAATACACTGGTACATATTGGGGTGATAAAAATGGATTTCAATTTAGAACAAGTTTAGGAGATTTTAATGTAATAAACGAAGTTGGGGATGGTACTGAAAGAGTTAACAGAATTGAATTTAGTTTATCCGTTAAAGCTCATTTACTTCCTGAAAAATTCGATGGAGAAGATACAACTAAAAAATCATTTTCTACGAAAAGAGTAGTGGTATCAACTGAAACGGATGTAACAAGTGGAACTGGTAGGTTGGAAGGTATATTAACTACACCATCACCATATTATGATAATAAAGATTTGATTGATTTTCTTTCTTTAAATAATAGTAAAGTTGGTAATCCAGTTACAAACAATACAATACTATTTTCAGCAATAAAATTAATAGAAGCACCTGCTCAATTAGCATCAGTTGTAACTGCGGGTATTACTGCAGGTGGAAAATCGTATGATATAAAAGTTTATATAAACGGTGTTAGATATTATCAAACTACACATTTTACAGTATCAATTTCTTCAAATAGTTTAACTTTAAATTTTATTTCTGCAAACTTGGGATTTAATGTAACAAGTACCGATGAAATTACTATTACAGGCAAATTTATCAATATTGTATAATGAAACGTAGTCTTTTAGATATAACACAAAAAATCAGTAGAAAACCTGCTAAAGCAGTTTTAACTCCAAAGGATTTAACAAATTCTATTTATTGGGTTTATGAAGCTACGGGTTGGAGATTTGTGAGTATATTACGAGAAATTGAATATAGAACTACACAAGATAGATTACAAGTTTATATCAATACACAAAGTATAAGTGCAAGAGATTATGAAGTTGAAGAAGGTAGTAGTGGGCTATTAATAAAATTTATAAAATCTAATTTTGAATATCAATTGGATAGCATCGACTAC